TGGGACGACTCCATTGAGTGGCTTGAAACTCAACCCATGAGTAAAATCAACCTCATGATTGACATCGTTAAGAAACACGCCGAGGACCAGGAGAAGGAGATGAAGAAAAATGCCAGGAAGAAAAAATGATTAGGATCCGAGTCCAAGGCAATGGCCTCACGCCCATGAACCTCAATTGGTGGAAACCCACCAAGGAGGAATGGGTGCCGGTCCTTCTCGACGACCATCCCCAATTCTGGAAAAGCCAGGTTGACCCTACCTACCAGCGCCCCTGGCAACGGTTGACTCCTCGGTATGCCTCGTGGAAACAGAAAAACTTCCCTGGACAGCCTATCCTGCGTCAAACGGGATTGATGCAAGATGTCGCCTACATCTTCACCCGGGGCAATAGATTCATGGTCAAATCCACCCACTACGGCGCCTACAACCAGTTCGGCACCAGTAAAATGGCAGCTCGGCCATGGATGGGGGTTCCCGACATCTCCCTTAAGCAAATCGTTCCCATCTCCTGGCGCAACATACTCTCCAGAAAAAGATAACCGTTAACTCGTAAACCCTACAGCAATTCACTCAAACGCCAATGACACGCCGCACCTCCACTCGCACCACCAAAGCGGAACCAGCCGTTTCGGATCTCCAGGTTACACCCGAATCCGCAAAGATTGAATCCCCCGTACTTACTCCGGGCGAGAAAAACTCGGAACCGGCCCAGATGGAGACCCAGACAGAGCCCGTTGAACCCACTGCACCAGCTGCTGCTGCCCCCGCTGTGAAAATCCAGACGGATGTGCGAGAGAAGCTCGCCAAAAAATCCACATCGGAAGACGTCTTTGTTCCCACCAATCCCGCCGCCCTTGAGAAAGCCGCCGGTGAGGTTGCCAAGGAGAAAGGATTCGACCTGAACCGGGGCACATCCATTGGTGCCCGTCTCATGGCCCGTGCTAACAAGAGTGTCTAATGACAATTTCCGTCCCCTTTCAATCCCAATTTACTTGGCGTAAACTCGGTTACCTCTACTTTACCAACTCTTTAGACTACAGAGAGATTCTAGAGCAAAACCCGCAGTGGAAAGTGACGGAATTGCCCCCATTGGGGGCTCAAATTCGTGTGCAAGCATCCGCTAACACAGTCGGAACCCCTGGGGGACTCTCCCAGGGTTCCTTTGTGTTTGGCTTGCCAACAGGTCAGCAGCAGGCTAGCATTTTTCCTTACGATACCGAAGAATCTTATAGAATTGCCCTCAACCGCTACACATTACAGGGCGTAATTGACAGAGAGGAAATAAACGGGATCACATTCGACAGCACTCAGGCCATTACAGGGCAGCAAAACGGGTAAAACCACTGTAGTAGATCTCGTCTCTGCGGAGACTAAACGGTGACCGCCCTTACCGGTAGCGAGATTGAAAAGTAGGGCTCTTCCTGTAATAAAATGGCAACTTTCTCCCTCGGGACCAGCGGGGTAACCCCCGGAGCTCCCGGTGTTTACATCAATGAGCAAGCAGGCCGTGCTGCTAACGCCGATCTGGCCGATTTTAGCACCGTTTACATGCTCGTGGAAACCGATGAAGGAGTCCCCGTAACTCGGTTCCCATTCAACTCCCCGACTGCCATCACTTCCTTGAATGATTACAAGGAACTTATCCGCATCGGCACCTCCACAGTTCCCGAAGGGCGCATTCCGCTCCTGAGCTACAACTGTGTAAACGAGTTCTTCCAGAACGCTCAAATTGGCGACCTGCGTGTTGTTCGCGTAGGTACCCCCAACCAGATCGTTGAGATCGAATTCTTCCCCTCCGCCACCAAGATTAACAGCACCGACCTCCCATCCGCCCTGATGGCTGGTAACAAGGTGTATGTCCAAATGATCCTGAATGGCCAGAAACTGGTGTCTGGCGACGGATCCACCGGTTACACCTCCAATGGAGAGTGGCTGGGCGTGCCCGTAGTCATCCCTGTGACCTATGTTGCTGGCGACGAAGCCAACAACCGCCGCATCTCTGCCGCTATCGCAGAAGCCGTAAAAGAGGCCATCGAGACCAACCCTGCCATCAGCAGCTCGGTTTATGTCCGTTCCGCCGGCCTGGTAAATGATCTGGATCCTTCCAGCAACTCTGAAAACAGCTATGTGACCATTGCTGCCACCACGTTCGGCGGAGACGTAGAAGTGGTAACCGAAGTTCTGCCAGTTGGTAGCAATTTCGTGTTCATGCAGAACGCTTACAACGTGGATAACATTGTAGGCGGAGCGGTGGACCTGGTGCGCGTTCCCCAGGACTACACTCAGTGCATCACAACTGCCTTTGACGGTCAGCAAGACCAGGGTTACCTGATCACCCCGACCGCTTATGCCCAGTTTGGCGCCGCCGGTCGTGCTCTCGTGGGTGCTGCTGCTGCTGCACATTGTGCCAACAACAACTACAAGTGGATGGCCCTGGCTGATCCCGGACCGTTCCTGGTCACTGACGTCAACGAGTACAGCGAGTTTGTGCCCCACCAGGCCGCCGCTAACCTTGAAGAAGGTAAGGAGTACCTGGTGGACAACGCGATCTACAAGTGGATTGGTAACGACGTCACCTATCCCAAACTGACCAACCAGACAATCGTGTTCGGTGAGTCCCCTGAGACCGCCGTAAACGAGTCAGCCAATCTTGTGGCCGACGGCATTCAAGTTGGCCTCCTTGACTCTGGTGTTTACACCATCAATGCTGTGCCCACGGCCGTAGACGGTGTCTTTGAGCTGAGCAGCACCAACTGGTGGCCTGTTACCCTACCTATTCAGCAAGTAACCCTTAGCGGTGCGGGCGTAGGCAACGACTTCACTAACGCTCGCGTATTCCCTGACGCCGTAACTCCGGTGGACCTGAATGGCGAAGTGTATGTAATCGCCGCCCCCTACGACACTACCAACGATTCGGAGTACTCTCTGAATCGCATTCTGCTTGCTACCAACCCTGTCGATGCCTCTAACATCTACAACCAGGTAGTTCTGGCTGGTGGTGCTGTCAACGTGACCGCCCCCCTCAACGGTGCAGTGTACATGCTGGCTCCCACCGGTGACACCGCTCAGATTGCCTATGCTGACGCTAAGTGGGATCTCCCCGTAGACATTAACGGTCAAACTTCTGACCTGATTGAGAACACTTCGGGATCCAACGCCGGTGTAAACACTCTGCACCTGCCTGGAACTCTGCAGAACCCTACTGCTGAGTACATCTTGAACTGGGTGAGCCGGACTCTGCTCAACCCTTCCGCTCAAATCACTTCTTCCCTGAGCGTGCCCAATGTGGCCGACGGGAGCGCCCTATTCACCGTTGTAGGTCACGGTCTGCGTAGCGGACAGCGGATCTTCTTCACTCAGCCCATCACCGTAACTGCCTCCGGCAGCACAACCAACCTTGTAAGCGCCACTACTAAACTGGTGAGCCGTCCTTACTGGGTGAAGGTTCTGAGCACAAGCACCTTTGTGATCTCGAACTCCCTGGCCAACTACACCACCAGCGCTTTCGTTTCGATCCCCACTGCTGGTGTAATCAGCACCCTGCCTTCCGTCTTCTACGGGCAAGTCCTCGGTCGTGGCCTCACAACTGTGAACCCGATTGAACTGCTGACCCTGCCGATGATTCGTGCTCGGAAGTATGCTTTCGACACAAATGCCATCTGGAGTCAAGCCCTGGACGCATCGGTAGCTCCCACCGGTGTTACCGTGGTTGGTAACCCCAACACATCCATCTACCTGAATAGCAACCCTGTTATTCTGGGCGAAGATCAAATCAACCCCTATGGTGAAGACCTGAGCTCCGGCACCCTGTGTGGCTGGCTGCCCAAGTTCAACCTGGTTGCTCCGGATCCTTCCCCTGTTGCTGCCATTACTAACGCCTACTGCGTTCCTAAGGTTGAGCAGTTCTTCCAGTCCGAGTCCTACTTCGTTCCTGCCGTCGATTCAATCCTCGTCGGAACCTATAATGGAACCGCCGGCTCAGGCACTATCGGACCTGCTGCCACCCTGAGCGTGTCTGCTGGTGGTGCTCCCACCCTCGTCGCTGGCGTTTACAACAATGTCCCTGTGACAGGTGGTGCTGGATCTGGCCTTACCGCGACGGTCACCATCGCCGCTGGCGTGGTAAGTGCTGCGACAGTCAACAACGCTGGCCAAGGTTACTCAACCGCCGACACTGGCTTGACCCTGCCCGGAGGCTACGGTGGTGCAACTCTGGACGTTGCTAGCATCGTCAGCACTGGTGGATCTTTCCTCCTTCCTGCCGCTGGCTACGGTTCCGCTCTGGCTCCCGCTCGCCTTGTCGCTGGTTCCTCCGGCGCTCAGCTAATTGCTCAGCAGGCTTTCCTGGCTGGTTGTCACTTCAACGTAACCACCGCTGGTTTTGCCCCCAATGGTACAACCCCTGTGGTAATCGGTGATCGCATCGCCGTGACCTATGACGGTGCCAACTACACCTTCACCGTGGTTCCCGCCTCTACTGCCGGTGGCGACCTGAGTGCTTACGGTCAGCCTTGCTATGGTAGCCAAGTCAAGCTAACCTTTAGCCCCGAAGAAGGCGTCCCCAAGTCCCTGTGGCGCTTCGATGCTATCACGTCCACCGAAATCATTGACGCTGCTCTTCGCGGTGTTGGTTTCAACGGTGTGCCTCAAGCTGAGTTTGTGGAGTCCGGTGTTGATAATGTGAATCGTCTCCTTGAGGATTCTCAGCGTTACTTCAACCCGTTCGGTTTCATCGCCTACTACGGTTCTTACATCGAGAACGGTGCAGGACAGTTCATTCCCCCGTCCCCCTATGTGACTGGTGTGGCCGTCCGTCGCTATCGCGCTGAAGGCTACCAGTTCCCGCCTGCTGGCGTCAAGTACCAACTGGCAGATGCGGTGGGCACTCAAATTCCCATCAACTCCGCTCAGCAGAACCTGCTCAATCCCAAGGGCTGCAACGCTGTTCGCACTCTGCCCGGTTACCCACAAACAGCCGTCTTCATCTGGGGCGGTCGCACACGGGTCAACGAATCTGATGCTCAGCAGCGTCTCTACCAGTTTGTCAACACCCGCGTTATCCTTAACGTGGTGTACGGCTCACTGCGCACCGCATTCGACAGCCAGATCTTCAACGTGATCGATGGTTTCGGCGTTATCTTCAACCAGATCATCTCGGTTGGAAACAGCGTCCTGAACCAGCTGTACGTTCGTGGCGCACTGTTCGGTGCTCGCCCGAGCAATGCCTTCCAGGTTATCTGCGATGCTCGCATCAACCCGCCCGAGGACATCGAGAACGGAATCGTGAACGCCAAGGTGTTCGTGACTCCTGTCCCCACCCTTGAGCGCATTCAGATCGACCTGATTCGTGTTGCCATCGGCAAGATGCAACAGGAGTTAGACATTCAAGGTCTGGGTCAGTCTAACCAGTGATTTTAACAGAGAGTCAAACAATGTACAGGGATCTGAATCTACGGGTACCCGAGGCTCTCTTTTTTCACCTTGAACGGCAAGCTGAGGAGCAGGGTGTTTCATTTGAAGCATTCTGCTTCTCCCTTCTCTCGGGGGAGAAACAAGAGTCCCTTGCGGATCCAAACTATTACCAGTCAATGACCTTAGACGTTCTGCGCAAAGAAATTAGAAAGGTTGTTGAGAGTGATCTTCCAAAAGAAGAAGTGAGAAAGAGAGTTAACACTATTGAGTTTCAGATTTCACGCAGGTACATCCGATGAGTGACCCTACGGTCTTATCTCCCGCAGTTCGGGGATTAACCTACCCATTGACGGTTGTTAACGGAAACCTTGGCACCAGTACGGACTACGCCACAGTTACTCAACAGATTCGCAGTGTGCTGGAGACCCGGTACTATGAGCGGGTGATGAGAGCGGAGTATGGGATTGGGGACTACGTTCTTGAGATTTTAGATCCCGGCCAGATTAACTCGGCGATCCAGTACAGTATTTTACAAAATGTGCAGGGTTTGAGCGACCTGTCGGTCACTGGTGACTGGCAGACGGGGGGCGATGATGGTTTATATCGGGTCTTTATTCAATACTCGATCAACGGGCAACCCCAACCCCCACTCAACTTTACTCTGGCAAATTGAGGGTAAAATAGGTTATAAACGCTGTTGCCGTGTGATTACCTACGCCGCGATAAATCTAACCAACAAGAAGTTTTATGTGGGTAGCGCCCAGGATTTCGTAAGGCGGTGCCGAGAACACCACGGCACCAAAAACGAGAATCCACTACTTCATCGAGCACTACATAAGAACCCTGAGAACTTCTACTGGATTGTGAGTGAGGATGATGGGTTGGAAACTCGTGACGAGGAGCAGTATTACCTGGACTTCTATCACGGGACTATGTGGTGTGTGAATCACAATCCGAATGCTTCTGAGCCACCGTCACAAGCTGGAACAAAATGGTGGAACAACGGTATCGAACAGGTGAAAGTTTTCGGGTGCCCCGGGGAAGGATGGGTTATGGGGCGCCTGGGCTGCTGGTGGAACAATGGTGCTGAAAATCGTTTTGGAGTCGAGTCTCCCCCCGGTGAGTGGGTTACTGGAAGAATTCAGATACCGCGTACTGCGGAGAGGCAGGGTGTTTCGGGCAAAGGTAATGTGTGGTGGAATAACGGTATGACTTCAACCCGGGCTAAAACGTGCCCCGGCGAAGGTTGGGTTCGCGGTCGCATCAAAAGGAGTAAGTAAATGGCCCAAAGATTCAAAACTGCCCCTGTACCGTCGGGTGAAGTTGCCCGTTATACGAGCGATCCTTACAATTTATCTGCGATTTACCAGTTCGGAAGTTCGTCCCCTTTCACGGGAACGGGCAATACCATCGTACGCCCGAACGATGATTTGCTCATACAAAAAGGCGGAAACCGTGCGCTTGTCGTCTATCAGAGATTGCTTTTTGATGAAGCAGTTCAAGCATCTTTTCGCAAACTACTCCAAGAAGTAACTTCTCGCCCGTGGTATGTCCAACCCTACTCCGACAAACCCGGCGACCTCGCTGTACGCGACTTCGTCGCTGAGGTTCTTGAGGAGATGAACATCGACGACATTTATGTCGGCATGGCCGAGTCCCTCATTTCCGGATTCTCCGTTGGTGAGATCATGTGGAAGAAGACCAAGCGAGGGGTAATCCCGTTTGATGTCCGCATGCGTGATCAACGACGGTTTGTGTTTCAAGAGGAACAAGATGCCCAAACCGGCTTCACAATGCGTTGCTTGACCTTCAACCGTATGTTTGAAGGCGTGGAACTGCCACAGCGCAAGTTCATTGTGTCGAGGTACTATGTTTCGCATAATGGCGATCCATATGGCTCTGCTCTCGGCCGTATTCTTTATCCTCTTGTCAAATTTCGGCGCCGTGCCATCGAGTCTTACGTGCTCTACGGCGACCGTTACGCGACGCCGACAGCTGTTGCAAAAGCCCCGCTTTCAGCAAGCACTCGAGAGTTGGATACGCTCTATGGCCATCTTTCCAACTTATCTCAAGAAACTGCAATGATCCTGCCGGAGGGCTACGAGCTGGAGTTCGTTGTTCCTTCCGGTTCACCCGAGGTTTTCAAGAACCTTATTGACTACATCGATAAGGAAATTTCCCTCGTCATTTGCGGAGAGGACGAAGCGGGACAAGCAGAAGCAGGATCCCGTGCCTCATCCCAAGTGGCTAACACTATTCGGGTTGTTCGTGCGAGCGAGATCTCAGAGATGCTATCACAAACTCTGACGCAAACTCTAGTTCGCTGGATTGTTGACCTGAACTTCGGTGTCGATGTTGCCGCCCCCGTCCTCACCCGTGAGTTTCGCATTGAGGAATCTCCCCTTACTATGCCGGATGTTTCCCTTCTTATTCAGTCTGGTTACACCCCGCGCAAAGAGTGGATTGAGCGTCACTTCCGTGTTGAACTTGAAGAAAAGCAAGCGGGGGGAGAGGAAGAGGGGGAGGCCACCCAGTATGACCCGAAAGAAGATCAAGACCTATTTGGGGACATTTTTGGTGGCCAGGGGGAAGGTGAAACACTCCCTCCAGGTAACGAGCAAGCGGCGGCTCAAGATTTAGACGCTGCAGCGAGCGCGATGGAGATGCCCGCTGGTGCCACTCCCGAGGAGTCCCAGTCTGACACCACGGTCGAGCCTTCCGCAGAAGAGCAATTAGGCGGAGCCGTGAGTGAGGCCGCCTCAAAAGCCACTCCCGAAAGCGATCAGTGGATGACAGACGAAGAGATTGAAAGATTGCTAGGAGGGATGGAAGACGAGGAAGAAACCCCCCAGAAGCCATTCGGTAACCAAAAAATCTCCGAAGACGAGGCAGTAGAGATGGATAGCAAGTAGGGTAAAAACTGAACAATGGGTCACTTTGACACGTGAGCAAACCAAAAGAAAAAACTTACTACACTTACTACTCCTTCGAGGAGTGGGGAAGAGGGTATCTCGGAAGTAGGGGGTGTTTCGGTTCCCCAGAAGAGGATACTAAGTACTTCGGTTCTTTCAAGGACAAAACCTTCAACCCGACTCAGAAAATAATCCTCAGTGTACACAAGACACGAAGAGAAGCATACGAGGCAGAAATCACACTGCAGGACTTCTTCGACGTAGTAAAAAACCCTCACTTCGTGAATAGATCGAAGCAAACAACAACCGGGTTTACAACTCAAGACTTCAAACACACGAGTGAGTCAAAAAATAGAATAGGTAAAGCAAGCAGCGAAAGAGAAAGAACCCCGGAAACCAGGCGAAAGTCCTCAGAGAGTAACTTAGGAAAGAAAAGGTCAGAAGAGACCCGGAAGAAAAACTCCGAAGCAGCGAGAGGAAAAAAGTGGTGGTACAACCCCGAGACGAGGGAAGTTAAAAAGTCCGTAGAGTGTCCCGGGATGGGGTGGGAAAACAGGAGAGGACCATTACCCCCTCAGACAAAAGAGTCAAACGAGAAAAGATCAAAGACTCTTCAAGGGAAAACAAAGAGTGACACACACAGGAAAAACCTCAGTGTTGCGTCCCTGAGGCGATACGAGAGGGGACGGGTAAAATCACTCAGGGATTAACAGAAAATGTTTACGAAACGTATTCACGTGTTCAAGACGGGTGATCAGACATCTGCTCAGGGTGTTCAGAGAACCTTCTCTGACAAAGATCTTGACGAAGTCGTGTCAACCTACGACCCGACGGTTCACGAGGCACCCCTGGTAATCGGCCATGCCGGCGACAATGACAGCCTTCCCGCCTATGGTTGGATCAAAGGATTCTCCAAGCAGGGGGGCAATCTGTACGCCGATGTGGCCTTTACCGACACAGCAAAGGATCTTATTAAAAATGGGCATTACCGCAAGGTTTCCATCTCGTTCTACTCCCCCGACTCCGCAATAAACCCCTCCAAGGGTAAATGGAGTGCTCGCCACCTTGCATTGCTGGGGGCATCCCCTCCGGCAGTGAAAGGATTAGAACCCTTCTCCTTTTCGGAGGCGGAGGGAGTCTATGACTTTGCCGTAGCTCTCGCTCCCTCGGACATTTTCGATGACGAACTCGGGCCGACGTTGATCGTCGAGAAGAGTCCTCTCGAAATGCTTCGGGAGAAACTCGATGAGGTCCGTCAGGATGTGTCGAGTGCGGTGAAGGAACTGCAAAGTAACCAACAAACACAACCCACCGAGCAACTGGAAGAGGCTGCGTCTTCATCGGTTACACAACAACCGGAGACGGCTCAGATGTCCAACCCAGATGCTCCACAATTCAAAGAAACCAGCAAAAACGTGGGTCGCGAAGGAACTGAAATCACTCAGCAGACGGCTGACCTCGAAGATCAATTTCCGGAAGAGGAATTTATGGACCAAGGAAAAATCAGCCGGAAGCACGTCAAAGGTGCCCACGGCCAAGTTATGCAAGTCGTAGAAAACGTCTATGACGAAGCTCACGGCGAACTTCCCGAGGCTTTCAAAAAGCAAATCGAGAAGAAAAAAGGCAAAGGCGCCGAAATGGATGCCAAGCACTCTGAAGATGAAGGCGATTCCGCCGACCATGCCGAAGATGAAAACGGCCGTTACGAAACCGCTCGTTCTGCTGACAACGGTTACGTTGATCGCATGAAGACCGGTAAGGCTGGTGCTGGCTCCAATACTGGCCGCTTCAAGACCGCCAAGAGCAGCGAGCAGGACACTGATCGTATGCACACCGCCGAGAACGGTGAGCAAGATGAAGACCGCATGCGCACCGCCAAAGAGTCGGAAATGGCTTCCGATGGCGAAGAGCGCTGGGCTGGTCAAGCTGACAACTACGAACGTGTCAACAACATGGATCAGTACGACGTGGACGCAAAGAGCTACGGCGTAAACGCTCCTAAGACTTCCAAGGGAACCGATCCCTACGGTCGTGACGAGACCGAAACAAAGATGCCCACCGAATCGGAAGAGATGCCTGACGACGAAGTCTTCGCCGTTCAGACAACCAACGTCATGAGCGATAAGAACATGCGTGTTCTGCGTCAGAAATCTTCCGACGCTCGTGCCAAGTCCGTCAAGTCTCATGACCTGCTGTATGCCGAGCCTCAAGCTGACGAAATGACCGGTGAAGACGGTGTAACAACCGCTCGCAAGGGTATGACTGCTAGCAAAACCGTTGAGCACGCTGAGTACGAGACGGACGACGACAACGATTACGAAGATCTGGAAGGTCTGCGTAAGGAAATCGGCGATGGCACCAAGTCCAAGTCCAAGCAACTGACTCCTGGCGCTATGGACACTACCGATGAGCCTGGACAAATCGTTGGCCCCGACGGTGCTTACGCTGAATCTTACAAAGGTGAGCCCAAGGCCAAGTCCAAGCAACTGACCCCCGGCGCTATGGACAGCGTCGACGAGGAGAACCAAGTAACAGGCCCCTCAGGCGTGTTCAAGGAAGCTTCTCTGGAATCCCTCCGCGAAAACATCGGCGATGGCAAGAAGTCCAAGGCCAAGCAACTGACCCCTGGGGCTATGGACACCGTTAAGGATCCTGCTGAAGTCAGCAAGAAATCCGGGGGTGTTTACGCCGAGGAGCACGGTGAGAAGAAAGACCCTTACACCAAGACCGGTTTCGGTTCCACCTATGAAGAAGGTGAAGGCGACGACGGTGTTGATGAGGGTGAAGAGGACTACAACGAGCTGTCCGTTGACCATTGCGGCATGGAATATGGTGGCATGGGCTCTATGAGCCAAGCTCGCCCCATGGGCACTCAGCAAATGTATGAGGAACTGATGTCCCTCAAGCAGAAATACGCTGAGCTGGAGAACCGCAATCGTATGGAGAAGATGAACTTCCGTAAGATGCAAATGGCCGAAGCTATCGGTCATATGTACACCGAAGGTCGTCTGACTGACGGCATCATGCCTGAGCAAGAGCTGATCAGCTACTGCGAGGGTCTTGAGTTCGGCACTCTGGAATTCTCTGAGGGTGAGACCGCCGCTACCAAGCTGCTGTCCCTGCTGAGTAAGCTTCCTCCGATGGTTTCTTTCGGTGAAGTTGCCGGCGGTACCTTCCAGTATGCCGAGACCGATTTAGACCCGCACTCTGCCGCCCTCAAAATGGTTGAGGAGTCCAACGGAGAGCTTGATTACGTCGAGTGCTTGAAGCGCACGATGTTCTCCTGATTTACTTCAAGGGGAGGTAGGCTATGCTAAACTCTATGGATAAAAACTTCTATACATACGCCTACCTCCGTGAAGACCGGACCCCTTACTATATCGGGAGGGGAAACGGTCGTCGAGCGTTCAAGAACCACAGGCACATTCCGGTCCCCTCGAGCGATCGGATTCTGTTCCTAAAGACCGATCTGACCTTCGCCGAGTCAGTCCAACACGAGATCTACATGATCGCCGTCTTCGGGCGAAAGGACAACGGCACCGGGATTCTCAGGAATCTTACCGATGGCGGTCAAGGGACCGTGGGAAGGGCCATCCTTACTGAAACTCGAAACAAGATTCGACAGACCCTCGAAACCACACACGCCACCCGAGGGTCCCAATGGTGGAGAAACCCTTCGAAAGACCTAGAAACTCAAGCCTTCGGAAATCCCGGCCCAGGTTGGGAAAGGGGGAGACTGGCCTTCTCCTCGGAAACCTTAAAGGGCATGAGACATGAAGGAGAAACCCACGGGAGTTCCAAACTCTCTAACGAGGCTCGTCGGCAGATTGCCCTTGAGTATGCTCCCGGTCGCTCCGGAAACTGCTCAGAACTCTCCACTCGTTATGGCGTTGGAATGAGTCAGATCCGCCGAATAGCACAGGACCCCCGATGGACCTCTTGAGTATGGTAGGGATGGCGACCAAACGCCGACAGGATTACTTTCAACAAGCCCAATCACTCGCCAAAAAATACAAAGGGCAGCCTCGTCTTGAAGAAAGGATGAGGGCAGAATCCATAGGGTTGGTGAAGGGCTTGAGGGACAAGTTGATGCGGTGGGAAGAGTATGAAAGGACGATGCTAGACAAAGTCCTGACCTCCGCACTCGCCGCATGCATCCTCGGCATCAAAGACGACAAAACTGACCGAAAGTTGGAGAAATGTTGGCCGATTATTGTCGGTGACATGATCCCGCCTCTTACAAAATTCCTGGCAGAGACCAGAGAGTATATTGATTCCGGCGTATTACGCCTCGGGGACCAGACCGTAGACTTCGCTGACTACGATCTACTCGGTGCAATACCTGGAGCCATCAATCTCGAAGCTGATGCGCTTGAAGGAGTCAATCCCGAAGAGGAAGGAATCCAAGAAGCTGCACAGCAAAGAGCTCAAGGCCGTACTTGGCCTACCCTTGCGGAGCGGGTATCTCGTTACTTAGCAACACCTACTTTTTCTTTCTACAACCTTGGCAAATACATGGTGGCCCAAGACATGGGCTTCAAGGAAATGCGCAGGGTTGCTAAACAAGATAAAAAAGTATGTATAGATTGTAAGAACTATGACGGACAAGGCTGGGTGCCTATTGGTGAAATGCCAATGCCCGGTAAAGGTTGCCGTTGTTATGACCGCTGCCGTTGTTACATCGAATACCGCTAAGGGTAAAACTGATTACTGCAACTAGGTGATAAACAAGTCCTAGAGCAAACAAACACATTGAAGTCTTACTATCTGAGGACAAAGACATGGCTACAAACGCTGCTCCCGTTTACGGAAAACAGTACATCCGCTACGCAGAAACCTGGGAAGCTGCCGTCGATAACCAAGCCGGTGATCGTGGTGTTGTTGAAATCGGTGAACTGCGTGCTGTGAGCTACGCCACCTGGGCTGGCCCTAACTATGCCGCTCCCGGCGTATACTTCACCGTTCAGCCCACCACCATCGCCGGTATCAGCCAGGCCTACATGCCTACCGCCGTGGCTCAACCCTACACCGCCCGTCAGTTGACCGTTGCCACCAGTGGCCTGCTGTTGATTGAGCAAGATACCGATCCGGGTGCTGTTTTCCCCACTCCTCCGGCTCCTACTCCTTTCACAAACGCCAACCTGAACTTCCCCTTGGCCATCAATAGGTATGGTCAAGCCAAACTTGGCGGCACCCTTGTCACCATTGACGGCACCACCCCCCTTATCCGCGAGATCATCACCATCGGTGGCCGCAACCTCGCGCTTGTTTCTTTCGCCTAATAGCTAGGTTGTTGACCGGTGGCTGGGCACTCGTAGTTGTTGGGCACATAGCCCAAAGAGACGCGATGTAAGTCCCAGCCCTGGTTGCAACCATTTGAAGACAAATTCTATCTCCCTTAGGAGAATACTCCCATGATGAATCAAGAGGGTTCCCTTCAGAAGCAATTCTGATAGGAAAATCGGGTGAACTGCTGGAACGCTAAGGGTTTCTAACCTATGCCAATCAGCAGCCAAGTTTACTTCGGGTAATCTATGCTATAGTAGGTTTGAAGTAAAAAGGTTCAACGACTAGGAAATGACCTACCCAGGAATAACTTTCCCACGAGTGCCCGACTCTCGGATTGATCACTACTTTAATCGTTACACTCGTATCTGCTCTGCTCTTCTGAATCTCGGAAGAAAAAAGAGAAAGGGTGACTACCTTGAAAAACACAGAATACTGCCGGGATGTCTTGGCGGTAAGTATGTAAAAGGAAATGTAATTATAGTAACCCGAAGAGAGCATGCTCTTCTTCACCTGTTACTTCATAAGTCCTTCCCTGACCACAACAAACTGGCACAATGTGCTGCCATTATGTGTGGTTCCAGGGGGTCGAGAGTTTATAACTCTCTCGCTTACATACAAAGTTGTGAAGAAAAATCTCTGATTATTGTTGAGTCCAACAAAAGAAGAGAAGTTACTTGGGGAGACAAAATCTCCGAGTCCTTGAAAAGTTACGAGAAAACAGAAGAGCATAAAGAAAACATAGGCAAAGCAATGAGAAGGGTGTGGGAAACTGACCCGACAATGCCAGAAAAATGCTCTAGAAAAGGATCCAAACACTCCGACGAGTCTAAACAAAAAACAAGTCAAACAATCTCTCGTCAAAAGTGGTACTGGAAAATAGAAGACGGTGTAGTAGTGAGAACTCGGTCAGAAGAACACCCTGGGGAGGGGTGGAGCCGAGGAAAAAATCCGAGATGATGATATAGTCTGACCTTACGGGAAACCGTAAGAAGTGATGAATAAAGAGTCATCACGATAACACAGTGCTCCAGCAAACCTATGCTGGTGTAGACCCGATTCTGACTACACTGGCTCAAGGTTTCATGTTGCCGGCGACAAATATCGCCAACTTTATTGCCCCCGTTGTTGACACCCCTACTCGTGCTGGCCGCATTCTGCGCTTTGGCAAAGAGCAGTTCGCTATCAACGACTTCCGTCGTGCATACGGCACCAACATTCCTTACGTGCAATCACGTTACGATTCAGAGCCTTATGCTCTGGAGCAAGAAGTGGTTGCGTGGGAACTTCC